GATCTCAACTTATCATATTATAATACTAGATAGATTAAGAAACTTAAGTTTATACTTAAGTATAGGTAGTACACATTATGAGCGTCCACGATAAGATCCCCTATAGTGAAGTGATAGCCAAGAAGGTTAGAGAAGGTATTCGTAGTGGAGTATCTGTTAAAGATATTTTGTCGTCTATCCAGAAGTATCAGAACTCACCTTCAAGTACAGCTACTTTCTATAAACTATATGGTGAGGACATAGCTGATGAGAAGGCTTCTATTGTAGGTGCTGTAGGTTCTGTAGTTGTACAGCAAGCATTAGAGGGTGACTTCAAGTCTCAGGAACTCTTTCTTCGTAGTAAGGGTGGTTGGTCACCTACATCTACAGTTAATGAGGTAGAGCAGTTAGAAGACCCCGATGTAGATGAGTCAGCTATTGATTCCTTGATGACCTTATTAGGTAAGACCCGTACCGATGATAACAGCGCAAGTACTTAGAGATTTACCAGACTCTGATGTAGCTGCACTATTAGAAGAACTAGGCCCCAAGAAGACTGAAGAGTTACAACACAACTGGGAATTTTGGGCTAGACCTGAACAGTTAGAGCCAGAGGGTATATGGAATGTTTGGGTTGCACTTGCTGGTCGTGGCTGGGGTAAGACCCGTGCAGGTTCAGAGTGGGTCAGACACCGTATCAAGAAGGGCGATAAGATTGTCCACTGTGTTGCACCTACTAAAGGTGATGTTCGCAGGGTTATGGTTGAGGGTGACTCAGGTTTACTCAATGTCTGTTGGAAGGGTGACAAGACATACCGTGGCAAACACATTGGTTATCCCGTATGGAGTCCCACCAATAACACCCTCACATGGGAAAACGGGTCTAAAGCAGTATTCTTCTCAGCGGAAGACCCAGAGAGATTACGTGGGCCACAAGCCTACTCAGCATGGACAGACGAACTCTGTGCATGGAGGAATGCCCAAGAAACTTGGGATATGCTACAGTTTGGTCTACGTTTAGGTAAGCGTCCTCAAGTATTTGTAACGACGACACCTAAGACAACCAAACTGATACGCACAATACTAGACGATGATAAGACTACCATTAGCAAAGGGAGTACCTATGATAATGCAGCCAATCTAGCAGATACCTTCTTAGACGCAGTAAAGAAGACGTATGAGGGAACAAGGTTAGGTAGACAAGAATTATATGCAGAAATACTTGATGAAGCATCTGGCGCATTATGGAATAGACAACAACTTGCTAAGTGTGAGATAGACAAGGATGACGTACCATCTCTTAATAGGGTGGTTATTTCTATTGATCCGGCTATCACATCCAATGCAGAAAGTGACATGACTGGTATTGTAGTTGCTGGTGTAGATGTCAACGGCATAGCTTATGTAATAGAAGACCACACAGGTAGATATACTCCTCAACAGTGGGCATCCAAAGCTGTAGAACTCTATAGAGAACACATGGCTGATAGGATTGTAGCTGAAAGAAACCAAGGTGGCGATATGGTTCGTCACACATTACACACAGAAGATGAAACAGTTCCAGTAAAGCTCGTACATGCATCCAGAGGGAAGATGGCACGGGCTGAACCTGTCTCTGCATTATATGAGCAAGATAAGGTTAGACACGTAAGAGGACTTAATGACTTAGAAGATCAGATGGTACAGTGGGAACCTCTAGGGTCCATAGGCTCACCAGACCGTCTTGATGCTTTAGTTTGGGCTATAACGGACCTATCACTCAATGGCTACGCAAAACCTACGCTGAAGCTAGCGTATAGTAGCGCCAAGGGACTAAGATAATGGTTAAGAAGCTCTCAGAGACAGAGGCCAAGAAGATATTAGGTGTAGCGGGTGACAACACCTCTAATGGTCAGATACGGGCTGATGAGTTTCTACCTGAGTTGCGTGGCAAGAAAGCTATACGCAAGTACCGTGAGATGAGAGATAACGACAGTACTATTGGTGCTGTCATGTATGCTACTGAACAAGTCCTTCGTGATGTTGATTTAAAGGTGATGCCAGCTAATGATAGTGCAGAAGCTAAGAAAGAAGCTGATTTCGTTGAGTCTGTACTTGACGATATGGACCATACCCTTGATGACCATATTGCTGAGTCCTTATCGAATTTGTCGTATGGCTTTGCTTGGTTTGAAGTCATATATAAAAGACGTAATGGCCCTACTGAAAGAAGCGATAAGAAGCGTTCTAAGTATTCTGATGGCCGTATGGGTGTACGCAAGATTGCTATTCGTGCGCCTTGGACAATCTCTAGGTTTGATGTAGATCAAAAGACTGGTGATGTTTTAGGTATTTATCAGGATGGGTCGGGCTATAACAACTCTAATTATATACCTACTCGTAAAAGTCTGTACTACCGCACGACAACGATTAATGGTGACCCTGCTGGGCGCTCTATACTTCGCAATGCTTATACTTCTTATGAATATGTCAATAACCTACAGTCTATTGAGGCCATAGCCGTTGAAAGGGAACTTGCTGGTATCCCTGTTGCTCGTATTCCTGCTGAGTACTTGTCAGGGGATGCAACAGCCACACAATCTGGATTTGTCAATAACCTGCAATCTATTCTCAGGGATGTCAAGTTCAATGAGCAAGGATACATTATTCTGCCTTCCGACACCTATCCCGATAAAGACGGAGCACCTACCAACCAGAAGCTGGTAGATGTTGAGCTTATGTCTTCTAGTGGTAGCCGTAATATTGACATTGACCCTATTGTAAGACGTTACCAGCATGATATTGCTCGTAGTGTCCTTTCTGAGTTTCTTATGCTTGGTGGTGGCAACACTGGCTCTTACGCCCTCTCCAAGAGTAAGACAGACCTGTTCCTTCGTGCATTAGAGAGTTATATCCAAGCTATTGTTGATGTCCTCAATAAACAGCTTGTTGAGCGCCTCTGGGAGTTGAACGGTCTGAACTATGACCTGATGCCGACGATAACCGCTGGCGATGTAGCTCCACATGACCTTCGTGAGGTTGCAGCCTTCTTGCGTAACCTTAATGGCGCAAACATTGACGTTAGCAGTCACCCAGAGGTTGTTAAAGACCTTATGGACATTGCTGAATTAAACTATGATCCTGAAGCTGGTGTTTCAACCGCGCAGGAACCCCAACAAAAACAGGAAAATGAATAATGGCTACTTTTAATAAAGTTAATGACTTCGTTGCAAACGCAGTTCACAACATGGATTTAGAAAGCGACCAAGTTATTGTTGCTCTCTCTAACACAGCACCATCATCAGAAAGTTCAAATCCAGCTACGGATGGTAATGGTATTCTGGCTAACGTGACACAGGTATCTTATACGAACCTCTCGTCTCGTAATGTAACAACAACATCATCCTCGCAAACTGGCGGTACATACAAGTTAGTATTAGCTGACGTAACATTAACATCAAGCGGTGGTGCAACTGGACCATTCCGTTATGTGTATATCTACAATGATACCGTAACATCCCCTGCTGACCCTCTGATCGGTTATTATGATTACGGTTCATCACTAACGCTTAATGATGGCGACAGTCTTACAGTGGACTTCTCTGCTGCAAATGGTGTTCTGCAAATCGCTTAATGGGGTGTCAAAATGGTCGTATTAGCGAACAGAGTAAAGGTTGAGACATCGACAACAGGCACTGGGACTATAACTCTTGGTGCTGCTGTTGATGGCTATCAAACCTTCGCTGATGGCGGTGTAAATGATGGCAACATTGTACGTTACGGGATAGAAGACGGAAGTAATTTTGAGATAGGAAGTGGCACATACACGGCCTCTGGAACCACTCTTACCCGCACGGTTAGCGAAAGCAGTAACTCTAATAATGCTATCAATTTAAGCGGGTCTGCTACGCTGTTCTTGACCGTTCTGGCTGATGATCTTGCTGACACTTTGGATTATGGGCTTGTTACGGGCGCAGTTACTTTAACAGATGATTATGGGAGCCTGACCTAATGGCAAGACAAGTTCAGTTTCGCCGTGGAACAACGGCACAAACAAACTCATTCACTGGTGCGGTTGGCGAAGTCACCGTAGATACAGACAAAGATACCGTTGTTGTCCACGATGGCTCAACGGCTGGCGGTCATCCGCTTCCGACTTCGCTTGCTGATCTTGGAGTTACTTCATCAGCCGCAGAGTTGAATGCGCTTGATGGTATTCCTGCCACTTTAACGGCCACTGAACTTGGCTACGTTGACGGGGTAACATCAAGCATTCAAACGCAGTTAAATTCTGCTGCAACAACTGGCAAGGCAATCGCAATGGCGATTGTTTTTGGTTAAAGGAGAAGCCTCATGGCCGCACCAAACATAGTAAATGTAGCCACAATTACCGCTAAATCAGCGTTGGTGGCCTTGTCTTCAACCGCTCAAACAACACTGGTCAGCAACGCTGCGTCTAGCGGGAAGGTTTTTAAGATCAATATGATCCAAGTGGCTAACGTCGATGGCACAAACGCCGCTGACGTTACGGTTGATATACACAGCGCAGCATCAGGAGGTGGCACAGCATATTCTCTGGTTAGCACAGTATCTGTTCCTGCTGACGCTTCGTTGGTTGTCGTAGATAAAGGAACAGCTTTGTATCTTGAAGAAGATCGCTCAATCACGGCCACGGCTGGCACCTCGAATGATCTGGAAGTGATCGTTAGTTACGAAGAAATTAGCTAATAGGAGCCTCTAATGGCTAAGCGTGCAGGCAAATTTATAGGCCAAGAAGCCCACGGAGGACTTTCATCATGACTAGCAAGCGCTATGTTGGCAACTTCATTACGGATAACCCGCCAGTGCCTACGGAGAACTATAGTAACAGCGCAGCAAGCGGCGTTTGGTCACTTGCGGAGGCTCTTAGGTATACAAAGGCGGGGGTTTGGCCTAATGCGGCAAATTCACCTCCGGGGCAGCAAGCATATACGGCTGCTGGAACTTATTCATTTACTGCACCCGGTACGTCTTCAGTGTCAGTTGTTTGTATTGGTAGCGGCGCAGGTTCTTCGATTGGCGCTGGTGCTGGCGGAGGCGCTGGTGGAGGCTTAGGTTACAAGAACGGTATAAGTGTAACCGCGGGAAATACTTATACAGTTGTTGTGGGTGCTAGGGGTGCCAACGGCAGCGTTGGCGGCGCTGGTGGGGATTCTTATTTCGTTGATACTTCTACTGTTAAAGGTGGTGGCGGGCAAGCACCCGGATCTCAAAGCCAAGGTGGTACTGGCGGCACTTATGCAGGTGATGGCGGCGGAAACGGTGGGAATGGTGGTAATTCTCCGGGAAGTAACGCTGGTGGAGGCGGCGGCGGCGCTGGTGGCTATGCTGGAAACGGTGGAAATGGTGGCAGTAATTCGGCCGGAGCAAATGGTTCTGGTGGCGCTGCTGGCGGCGGAGGCTCTCCGGGCGGTGGAAACCAAAAATCAGGTTCAGGCGGCGGTGTTGGTATCCTTGGTGAAGGAAGCAATGGCAGTGGCGGTCTAAAATCAAATGATGAAACTGATAAGCAAGGCGGTGGTGGCTCTGGTGGTGATAATGGCATTAGTATTGCTGGTGTAAGTGATGGTGGTAATGCTGGCGCTAATTATGGCGGCGGTGCAGGTGCTGAAGGTGGTGACGGGTTCTCTTATAAAGGTGGCGTTGGCGCAGTAAGAATTATTTGGCCCGGAAACGACAGACAGTTTCCCTCAACAAGAACGGCGGATGAGTGATGCAAAAGTTATATATTCAAGTGGACGAGAACAATAATTTCATCAACCACCCACATCTTGAAAGTAATTTGAGGCAGCTATACTCAGACCACGATTTTTTGTCTGGAGCGCCTAGTGGCTGGATGGTTTTTGAACGTGTTGAACCACCAGAGATTGGAGCTTATGAGAAATTTGATGAAACTAAAGGCGGTAATATTGCCCTTGCTTTTAATCACAATGGCTTAGAGTACAAAATAGTAGACGGTGTTTATAAAGATGTTTGGCACGTTGTGGACATGACGGCAGACGAAAAGCTAGGAAAACAAAATCAAGTAAAAGCAGAATGGTCAGATTTTATAGAGACAGATGCTGGATCATCGTATGCTCATTATGTTTTTGATGAAGTTACTTGTCGATTTGTAGCCTCGGAGTAGTAAGAATGTCAAAAGGTAGGGGCTAAAATATGCTTGGATTTTCACCTCTAGCTTCAACAGCACTTGCAGATGACATAGGCTTTGCAGTTTATGATCTAGTTGCTGATGCTGGGTCTTTTGTCGCTACAGGCCAAGATGTAACCTTTGCTACTAGCGAGATTATCGGCACTGGTGTCTTTACTTACACGGCGCAAGATGCTGGCTTGGTGGTTACAAAACCTGCGGATGCTGGATCGTTTGCGATTACTGGTCAAGACATTGGATTTAGGTTTGATGCTAAGGTAATCGCACAACAGGGTACATATATTGTATCCCCACAACAGATTACAGATAACACCCGCAAGGTTGCTGGCACAGGTCAGTTTACACTAACGGGTCAGTCTTTTGGCATTGAGTACCCACTACCTGTTTCTGAGGGAACCTTTACCCTCTCAGGTCAAGCTAACGTCTTTGGCGTAACTCTTTCCGCTGGTACTGCTTCTCTTAGCCTTACGGGTCAAGCGGCAAATACCAACACTCGTATTCAGAACGGTTCTGGTAGTTTTGCTTTAACTGGTCAAGATGCCAATATAATTCCAACTACTATCGTAGATGCGGAAACTGGCATATTTACTCTGACGGGTCAGACCTCTGATCTACTTCGTAACTATGCTTTGTTTGCAGAAGCTGGTAGCTATAGCCTTACATTCCAAGATACCGATACAGATGTTGTACTTGGTGTAGAGACAGGTAGCTTTGCCGTTAGTGGTCAAGATTTATCCTTCAGTATTAACTTCCCTGTTGAAGACGCTTCTTACTTATTTACTCAAAACGATGCGACCTTTAACGTAAATGTTCCTATTGATTCTGCGTCTTTCGCTGTCAACGGATTTGATGCATCTTTTGCTGTAAACTTCCCCGTTGAATTTGCAACCTATAGTCAGTCTGGCTTTGGGGCACAGTTTACTACTACAATGCCTGTCGAAGCTGGTTCGTTTACATTTGGCGCGGAAGATGCAGCACTAGATGTGAACTACTACATGCTTGGTGCGGAAGGCTCCTTCACTCTGACGGGGCAAGATGTTACCCTAATTCGTGGTAAAGTTCTTGATGCCCAATCTGGTAGTTTTGTTCTTACCGCTGATGATGCAAGACTAGAGCCAGAGCTAACCCTACCTGCTGCTGCTGGTGTATTCAGTATTACTGGTCAATCTAATGGGTTTGGTCATGTACTTGAGGCAGACAAAGGTACATTCGTAGTGACATACTACGATGCAGACATATTCAGAGCTTCACTCAGACGGGCTGTGTTTATTACAGCTAATTCAACTAATCAGGCTCTTATACAAAGCACGGCAAACTCTGCTGTCCTTGATGGAAATTATAATAAGGCGGCATAATGGCTTTCCACATTAAACAAAATGATACCAGTCCCTCTATCTTAGCAGAGCTTAAAGACGCTAATAATACTCCAGTCAACATAACTGCTGCTACGGCTAAGATTTTTGTTAAAGCTATTGATGGAACACTTAAGATTGATTCAAGTGTGCAGATTATCAATGCTGCTCTTGGTACGGTTAGGTATGACTGGCAGACAGGTGATACAGATACTGTCGGTACATACTCAGTAGAGTTTCAAGTTACATATACAGATGGTTCCATTGAAACCTTCCCTAACAAAGGTAGCATTGCGTTAGTTGTGACTAAGGAACTCAACTAATGTCAACATGGACTAGACATCTCTATGAGCATGATGAACTAGCCATATCTAAGGGTGACGTAGCTGGACATCAGACTTTATTTAAGTTTGGTTTTAACCCTGATATTAACGGTGTTGAAGAAACTGTATGGGCAAATGGCGGTAATTTTCCTTGGCCTGACGCAGCTTTTACAGCCTATGTCGTTAGTGATGATGCAGCAGATACAAACGGTGGTACAGGAACTAACACAGTTCAAGTTGAGGGCTTAGACGCAGACTATAACCAAAAGTCAGTCTCTGTAACATTGAACGGCACTACACCAGTTGCTATCTCAGGCACTTGGATACGCATTTTTAGAGCCTTTGTTACCTTAGCTGGTACAGGTGGTACATCTGCTGGAACACTTACTGTTCAGAACGTAGATGGAAGTGTAGTGTACGCTAACTTGGGCCTTGGTAATCAAACACAGATAGCTGCTTATACTGTACCTTCTGGCTATACCTTATACCTTGATGACATAAACTTTACCGCCGCTGTCTCTCAAGCAAGCAAGTACGTTCAAGTAAGCTTAGACACAAGAGAGTTTGGATCTAACGTATTTAGAAAGCGTTTCATCAACGTCATTCAGAGTAATCAGCTAATAACTAAGTTTGAGTATCCTCAGAAGTTCACTGAGAAGACAGACATAGAGTGTAGAGCTTTTTCTAATACAACCAACAATGCTGTAGGAGCCTCTTTCCAAGGTGTCCTAGTAAACAATGAACTGGATTGCTAATGCCTAAGACAGCCCTCAAAAACAAAGTCACAGAGCATAACAAGAAATCTAAGTATAAAGTTACTATAGGTATGCTTGAGAAGGTCTATGACAGAGGCGTAGGTGCCTACCGTACTAACCCTCAGTCAGTACGTCCTAATGTTACTGGCCCTGAGCAATGGGCAATGGCTCGTGTCAATAGCTTCCTTAAGATTGTCAGTGGCTCCAAAAAGGCCAACCACGACAAAGACCTACTACCCTCAGCCCACCCCTCAAGCTCTAAGAAGTCAGTATCTAAAGCTAAACTAGCTAATGACGTATTCTCTACTGAGATGGAAGCTAGAGCTAGAAGTATGGACATGGGTTGTGAAGGTAAGATCCACGTACACGAAGATAGTATGGGACAGGCCGTATACATGCCCTGTGGTAGTCATGAAGAGTATTTAGCATACTACTCACCTGATGAGGTAGCAGAAGAGTCAGTGAGCCGCTTAGACGCTCTCAGAGCTATCGTACAGGAAGTGATGAAAGAAGAGTTTGCTAAGGCTGAATACCAAGGCGAGAAAGTCACTTTAAACAAACCTCGCCGTATTCAAGGTGGCAACAAGAAGTTTGAAGTGTTCGTGCAAGATGGTGGCAAGGTAAAGAGAGTTGCCTTTGGAGATCCTAACATGGAGATCCGTCGAGATGACCCTAAAGCCAGAGCTAATTTCCGCTCCCGTCATTCTTGCGATACTAAGAAAGATAAGACTACAGCAGGTTACTGGTCTTGTCGTATGTGGGAAGGTGGAACATCAGTGTCCGAACTTACTAAAAGTGTTGAAGGTCAAATCCTCAAGGCAGATGACGAACAGCGTCTAGTCTATGGATGGGCTTCAGTCGTTACTGAGAAAGGTGAGCCAGTGGTTGACCGTCAAGGTGACGTAATAGAACCTGACACACTCGTTAAAGCTGTCAATGGCTTTATGGAGCATATTCGTGTCGGTAAGCAAATGCATACAGGGGATCAGATTGGGGCGGTTATTCACTCCATGCCTATAACCAGAGAGATAGGTGAATCCCTTGGCATACAGAGTGACCGTGAAGGCTGGATAGTGGCTTTCAAAGTCTATGACGATAATGTCTGGGCTAAGGTTAAGTCTGGTGAACTTGCGGCCTTCTCTATTGGGGGTCGTGCAATCAAGGAGGACTATAGTGCCTAACCTTTTAAAACAGCTTGAACTGGAGGAATTGTCTTTGGTGGATCGTCCAGCAAACGCACAGGCAATGGTTTCCTTGTACAAGCGTGATAATTCCAATGGAGAACCTATGGAACAGGAAGTAACAGAAAAAATGTCTGATGATCTTAAAGCTAAACTGAAGCCATACATGGATAAAGGTATGTCTGAAGAAGAAGCCATGAAAATGTATCAACAGGACATGAAGAAAGCTGATGATGCAACTGCTGAAGAGCTAGAGATTGAAACCCTTAAAGCCGTTGAAGCCTCTTTGAAAGAAGAGAATGAGCGTCTTCGTAAATCCCTTATCGACAATGGTTATATCATCAAAGCTGACGTAATCGAAAAGAAAGTCGAGCCTGAGTATGTAGAGTATGAAGGTGAACAAATCAACAAAGCTGACATCCCTGCGCCTATCCTTAAGGCTCTGGAAGCAGCAGAAGTTGCTAAGGCAGATGCTGAACTGACTAAACGTGCAGAAGAAGCTCTACCTAATTTCAACATCGACGTAGCTAAATCACTTGTTGCTAAGTTTGATGAAGATGAAAGTGTCATGGAAGCCTTGAAGGGTGCAGATGCAGTCTTTGCGGAATCTATGGAAGAATTTGGTAAGTCCGATGCTGATGGCAACTTCGCTACTGCACAAGACAAGCTAGATGCCCTCGTTAAGTCTTATATGGACGAGAATAAACTTAAGAAGAGCCAATACGCTGTGGCTTATGCCGCAGTTGCTAAGACCGATGAAGGTAAAGCTCTTATCAACAAATCCTATAAAGGAGAATAAACATGGCTGTAATGCAGTCCCGTGATACACGGTCTTTTGTTGCTGGGGAAGACCTTTCAGCAAAACAATTTAAGTTCGTTACTCTTGAGAGTGATGGACAAGTAGACGTTGCAGACTCTGCTGGTGAAAACTGTATTGGTATTCTGTTGAATGCCCCTACTGCTGGAGCCGCTGCTACTGTAGCAATCTCAGGTAAAGTAATGGTAGAATCTGGTGGAGTTATTGCCGCTGGTGCAGCCGTTCAAGCCGATGCAGACGGTAACGCACTTACCGCAGCTTCTGGCGATGTTGTTATGGGTTATGCTTTGGAAGCAGCAGTTGATGGTCAGATCATGGCTATTGAACTCATCCAAGGCGGTAACATCGTAGCTTAATCCAGCATAGAAAGGAATAAATAATGCCCTTGCTGACTCCATCCGCAGTGCATGTAGATCAGCCGCTGACTAACCTCACGCTGGCTTATGCACAATCACAAGAAAACTTTATCGCTGATAAGGTATTCCCAACAGTAGGCGTTCAGAAACAATCTGACAAATACTACATCTATGACCGTGCGAACATGAACCGTACTGGTGACGTAGAGAAACTAGCTCCACGTACAGAAGTAAACCGTATCGGTATGACTATCTCAAACAGCAGCTACTTTGCTGACGTTTATGGTCTTGGTATGGACTTTGATGAACAGACTTTGGCTAACGAAGATGCTGCATTAGAGATCCGTTCTGCTGGTGCTGAAACTCTGGCGATGCGTCTGATGATCCATCGTGAAGAGCAGTTTGCTACAAACTTCTTCTCAGACAACATCTGGGGAACCAACTATGACGGTGCGTCTTCAACATCAGGAACTAACTTCCTGTATTGGGATGATGCCGCTGCTAAACCAATCCAAAACGTAACTGACCTACGCCGTGTAATGCAGCTTAAGTCAGGTGGCTTCAAGCCAAACACAATGGTTGTTGGTAAAGAAGTACGTGATGCTCTGGTAAACAACGCAGACATCTTGGCTCGCTTGAACGGTGGCGCAACTGTAACCAACACAGCTTTGGTAACTGATGCTAAACTGGCTGAGATCTTTGAAGTAGAGAACTTCTACGTCATGGAAGCTGTCAAGAACTCATCTGTTGAAGGTGTTGCAGAAAGCAATGCGTTTATCGGTGGTAAACATGCTATGTTGTGCTACACACCAAACAATGCTGGTCTTATGTCACCAGCCGCTGGTTTGACCTTTGCTTGGAATAACCTTGAAGGGGTAAACAACTTAGGTATCACTGTTGAGTCATTCTCAGACGATGCTCTTAAGCGTCAACAGATTGCTGAGATGATCCAAGTTAAGATGTCTTACGATATGCAAATCGTAGGTGCTGACTTGGGTGCCTTCGTAAACGGCATCGTACAGTAAGTATTTACTATGGTGGGGGCTGTAGTGGCCCTCACTCCCCCTTAATCAAAGGATTACCCGATGTCCCTTAATGAGCCGATGCAGTACGACAGACCCCTCTTTGTCACCCTGACCATGAAAGCACAAGGCCGCACATTTAATGCTGGTGATGAGCTTAAATGGAAAGAGATAGGTTTAGATAAAGAATTAGTAAAGATACTCTACAGAGAAGGTAGACTAAGACACAGTTCAACCCTTGAAGCTGAAACCAAAGTAGGTGACGGACTAGAAGTACTCGATGTTGGTGGGCTACATAACCTAGTAGACGGTATTAACGAGAAAGTAAAATCTAAGACAAGCTCTGAAGCTGATTTCCAAAAGAAGAAGTGTAAGAAGTCTAAGATAGCTGATAAACAACGTGGGCTTATTCGTAGCTGGCGTAGAAATTATGGTCACATGGAGACTTAAATAATGGCTTGGTCGTATGATGCAACAAACTTAGGTACAAGTACTGTAGCGGAGAGATTAAACTCTGTTAGATTGCTTGTAGGTGATACTGACACTAACGACCAACAAGTACAGAATGAAGAAATTATCTTCGCTCTCAATCAAACAAATGACAACGTGTATTATGCCGCTGCATGGTCTGCTAGAACTATAGCTGCACAGTACTCTCGTAGGGTTACACAGAACCTGTCAGGTGCACTCAGTGCTGACTACAGCGACTTACAAGAGCATTACACTAGCCTAGCTGAGACACTAGAACATCAAGGTAAAAAGACTGGTGCTGTATTAGGTATTAAAGCTGGTGGTATTAGCATAGCTAGGGTAGATGCTGTAAGACAAGATACAGACCGTGTTCCAGCATCCTTCCGCAGGGATAGATTTAAGAACCCACCAAGTTACAGTGGTGATGACTACGACTATAGTTAAGGGGTAGGTGATGGCATTCTCAAGAGGTTATAACCTACTTAAGATGGTTGATGAGTTTGGGGAACCCCTTACTTTAAAGAAGAAGACTACAGCAGGAACCTACGATCCTACTACAGGAACAGTAACAGGCTCCGCTACAACCGACTACAGCTTTACTGGATACTTCTACAACTACGATCAGGGCATCATAGCTAACGTAGATGAGATCCGTAGAGGCACCCGTAAATGTGTAGTCCCAGCATTAGGATTAGAAGTAGAACCCGATGACGAAGATCAGATTATTGGTAACGGTGACACAGTTAATGTCATTTCTGTTGTTACTATATTTTCTAATGGGGTCAAGATTTGTTTCTTGTGTGATGTGAGAGAATAATGAGAACTCAGTTAAAGGTCATGCCTTCCCTACAAAGAAAGATAGATGGTCTTAAACAACTAGCTGAACAACAAATAGAGCGTAAGTTAGTTGATATAGCACAAACTGCTGTTGATCTTTCCCCTGTAGACACTGGTGCATATGTAACATCGTTCTCCTTTTCTACTGGTGCTGGTAGGCCCAGAGGTAAAAGTTCTAAAGGTAAACCAAGGACTAACCCTCAAGCAGCAAGAAGTGAAGGTCTAAGTAATCTTATTAAAGACTTGGAAAGAATACCTTCACTATTAGATACTACGAGTATAGTCCTTCGTAATAATAGTCCTCATGCTGTTGCTGTTGAATACGGGGGCAGAGGTTGGAAAACATCCCCTTATTTTGTCTTCACTAAACTGAGAAACATTCATGGCTAGTATCTATAATGACATACGTGCAGCACTTGAGAACAAGTTAGCTAACACCTCTAATTTACCTAGTGGGATAGCTTATGAGAATGTCTCATTTAGCCCAACTACAGGTACAAGTTACCTACAAACTAATTTTCTCCCGACACTCCGCAGACCCGCTGTAAGAGGTTTAAACCCACAACAGAGATACGATGGTGTGTTTGTTGTAACTGCCTACACCCCAGAAGGTAATGGCCCCGCCGCTGCTGATGCCTTAGCTAACACTATCCTAGAGGCTTTTGAAGCAACCACTAAAATCTCCTACTCTGGGGATGAAACAATAACTGTATCTATAGACTACGCTGAAAGACAGCAAGGTTTCTTAGATGCGCCTTGGTACTACGTTCCGATTAATATCGGATGGTACGTGTATAACAATTAGGAGAATACAACATGGCCTTCGCACAAGGTTCTCGTTCCAGCCTATCGTTCATTGTGGAAAGCACATTTGGTACGACTCCCGCTGGTAACTTTACAAACTTACCCTTTAGCACACACTCTTTGAACTTAACCAAGGATCGTGT